AAAAAGTGCAATTTCTGCAAGACGTAAAAAAAGCTGAGAACGCAGGCTATGACAAAACAAAGGATTTGGCCATACTTGCTATAAAGGCCAAATTTAACACGTCCTGGCAGGCCGCCGCCTGGTGGCTGGAGCGCAACTACCCGGATCAATACCGTAACAGGGTAGAGAATGAAGTCAACGTAAAGGAACACCGGGAAATACTTAAACGGATGTTTGATGATACGGCGGAACCGGAACCTTAATTTTTTAAAAGACTGTGAAGCGGACGGTATACGGGGCGCAGTCCTGGAGGGTGCGAGCCGGTCAGGTAAGACCTGGAGCAGCATAGATTTTATTATTTACCTTTGTGCCAGGGAAAGCAAAATAAATATTATCATTGTCAGGGAAACCTACAACAGTTTCAAAACAACCCTTTATTCTGATTTTAACCGCCGCCTGCCTGATGCCGGTTTTATATCCCCGTTTGAGATGAGCCGGGACGTATCTACCTTCTGGCTGTTTGGTAATAAGATCAGTTTAATGGGTGCTGACAACCCAGCAAAGTTTCACGGGGCGGGATCTGATTATTTCTTTATCAATGAAGCACTGGACACCCCGCAGAATATATTTGACCAACTGGAGCAGAGATGCCGCCGCTTCTGGTGGTTAGACTATAATCCAAAAGTAACGGATCATTGGATATATAACCGGGTATGTAACCGGCCTGATGTACGGGTATTCAAAAGCACGTTTGATGACAACCCGAAGATTTCACCGCAGGAGCGAACAAAGATATTGAGTTATGAGCCGAACACGGCAAACCAGAAAGCAGGCACGGCGGATGGGTATATGTGGAAAGTGTACGGACTTGGTGAACGAGCTGCAATGGAGGGGCTGATCTTCCCTAACGTCACCTGGATAGATGACTTCCCACAGGACATTGAGTTGATAAGTTACGGGCTTGACTTTGGTTATACCCAGGACCCGACGGCGTTAGTACGTGTTGGACGTAACGGGATGAACTTATTTATCCAGAAACTTATATACGTTCCCATCGATAACGCTAACGACCTGGCAGATACCATTAAACAGGTAATGCCTGAAACAGCCTTTGTTTATTGCGATAGTGCAGACCCTGGCATGATCGCTTCATTGAGGGTTAGGAAGATTAACGCTTTAATCGCAAAGAAATATTCAGGATCGGTAAAGGATGGGATTGATATATTGAAGCGGTTTAAATTGCACCTGGTAAGGGATAAGGATTTACGCAAAGAGCAGGAGAATTACAAGTATAGATATATCAGCGGTATTGCGCTGAATGAGCCTGAAGACAAATTTAACCACTGCTGGGATGCCGCTAGGTATGCCACGCAATCACATTTCAGGATATAGTTATTTAGACTAAATAAAAATAAATATACCAAAACACTTGACATTGACTAATTAATAGTTGTATATTTGTTGCCATAAATCCTGAATGGATTGGCAAATTTCGTAAAGAGGTTAAAATCAGCTATTGCAGCTTATCGATTTGATCCGTTGCATCCGCCTGAAAAGTATGGCGGCCACTATTGGTTACCGTTAGGGGGTAACTCCCGCACCTTTTCCGATCAGAAACTACTAAATGATTATCAGGAAATACCTGAAGTATCTGCCATAGTTGGCATGAAGGCTAAGGCTTTCTCCAAGATGGTATTAAGGATAGTTAGCAAAAAGACAGGTGAGGAAGCTGAAGACGCAAAGAATTATGAATTCAAAATAAGGGTGCTTCGTAATCCGAACTGGTTTCAAAGCCAAAAGGAATTTATGATGCAGACTAAGACCTACCGGGAGATATGGGGAAATGAATATATCTACCTGAACTATCCTTTTGGGATGCCCTCACGCCGGGCAACTGCCATGTACTCGCTCCCGGCCAATTTAATGACAACAACAACCCCGTCCCCGCTTCCGTTTTATTTACAAATCGATCCAACGATACAATATGAGTTCCTGTGGGGGAATCAAAAATATCCTATCGATAAGGATAATATCGTACACTTGAACGATAACAGGGTGGATGTTAATAAAGATAATTGGGTGGATGGTCAATCATGGCTGGCTTATCAACGTGCTTGCTGTAATAATATCCGGTCAGCTTATGAGGCGCGGGGGTTTATTATCGACAATATAGGCGTTCAGGGTATATTAACTAATGCAGGAACGGACGTAGCCGGCACGCAGTTGATGGATGAGGGGGAAAAGGAAGACCTGAAGAAACGGCTGGCGGATATGCGTTATAATAAAGGCAAGTTCCCGGCTATTATCACATCGCTGGCATTGGACTGGAAGAAAATATCTGTTGACAACCCTGCAAGCTTGGGACTGTTTGAGGAGATCAGGAATGACTTTTATAAATTATGCGATGCTGCCGGTACCCCATCGGAGTTATTCGGCTCGGACAAAGGCACTACTTTTGAGAATCAGAAATGGGCTGAAAGACGGTTATACGAGAATACCATCATCCCTGAAGCTGAAGAATGGATCGGAGCCATGAACTCACAATTTGAAACAGAAAATGAGGCATGGGAAATAGTGGGTAGTTATACACATTTAAATATATTTCAGGAGAATTTAAAAGAACGGGCGCAATCTGTCAAGATGATGACCGATGCCCTGAGTATAGCATTAAGGGACGGCGCTATCCTGCAACCTGACTATCAGCATGAGTTACGTAGAATGGGATTAGTAATTGGGGTAAAATGAATCTGACAAATGACATAAGCGAAGGCGATCACCCAGCCATGAAGGAATGGATTGAAGACATAAGGCAGAAGATGCTGGCACGCAAAAAAGCCATAGCAGATCAAGAATTGATTAAAAAACAAGAAGATGGAAATACCGAAAAACCTAAGTAAATCGGAACTGTTCGCCTTCCTGCAAAATAACCAGGGCAGGATCATAGCCGACAAAAAGGCACAAATCAAGTATGCCGATGCTTTCAATTTCGGATGCGTGGCGGATAAAGACGGCGAAGCGGAGAAGGCAAATAAACCAATTACGGAAGACACCAACGAGATCAAAGTAAAGCCGGTTATCAATACAACTAATTTGATGGATTCACATGATGATGTTCACATTCCTGGACTATGGACGAAATCACTCAAAGAGAGTAAAGATATATACCACGACCAAGAACACGCCGGGACATTCGCCTCCACCATATCAGATTATGATGACCTGAAGGCATACACGGAAACCCTCACATGGAAGGAATTAGGGCAAAAGTGGGAAGGGGAAACCCAGGCGCTTATCTTTGAAAGCAAAGTTAAAAAGGAACGGAATGATTTTATGTTTAATCAATATAAACAAGCAAGGGTAAAGCAGCACTCCGTTGGGATGCGATATGTAAAAGTAGCTATGGCAATGGACTTGAAATCGGAACCGGAGCCTTATGCCGTCTGGAAAAAGTACATCGATACCATTGCCAACAAAGAACAGGTAGAACAGCAGGGATATTTCTTTGCCGTTACCGAGGCGAAGGTAATCGAAGGGTCAGCGGTAAAGCGTGGCTCAAATTGGGTAACACCTACATTGGATAATAATATGAAATTGGAGCCGGGGGAACCCACTCCAGAGCCGGGTAAAACCACTCAAGAGATTTCAAAAGAAATAAAAACAGTATTTAAAAACTTTAAATTTAACTAACATGGAATTTTCAGAAGAATTGAAAACCGGGTTAGACGGGATTAGGGATGAGATTAAAAACCACGTGGCAGCGGAAATAATCAACGCCACAAAGGGAGCGATCACCACCGAAACCCTGAAAGAAAACCTGGAGAAATTGGAGGTTGAAGGGCTGACAATAAAACAGATCGTTGAGGCAATCACCAAACACGGTCTAAAGATCAACGAAATGGATGCCAAAGGCAAGGAAAAGCCTGAGACCATCAAAGATACCCTTATCAAGGTTTATCCCGATATCATCAAAAATGTACGGGAAAGCGGCGGTAAGTTCACTTTTAAAACCGCTGTCAGTTTGACCTCAATCACAAGTGATTCAGTAGGGATGTTCATCCCAGGATTTGCACCCGTGCAATCCCAGATGAACGCCATCGCTCCATCATTAGCACCTTTTGCGCTGACGGCTGACGATCACGGCGTTGTTTACTAGACTGACATGACGACCCGCACGAACAATGCAGCGGCCAGATCGGACGGATCAGCAGCAGCGGAACAGGTATATGCCTGGACGGGCTACTCGGAAACCGTGGATAATATATCGGCAATGGTTCCCGTGCATAAGGAAGCTTTGAAACATATTTCCGTAATGGAAAATGAGATCAAAACCCTGTTAAACGATGACTGCCAGGTAGCTCTTGACGGCTATTGTTATACCGGGACGGGCACAGCTCCGCAGATTGGGGGTATTTACACCCGTGCAACCGCTTTCGCACCGGCCACGTATATCACCGCTGGCGGATTTACTCCTATCGGAGCGGGTCTTTATGACCTGGTTTCGTGTATGGCAGCCCAAATCATGAAGGCTACCAAATACCAGGTCAACAAAGTATGGGTAAACCCGTACGATGCACTCCGGTTGAGGTTAGCCAAAGATGCTGATGGTAATTTCCTTTTCCCGCAGTATGTGATGGGCAACGGCGCTCCGATGTATATCGGCAACGTGCAGGTTATCGAAGCAAACTCCGTAACGGCAAATACGCTCGTCGTTGGTGATGCTACAAAAGCCCGCCTCTATTCTACGGGTAACGTTGAAATTGAGATCGGTTACGACCTGACGGGGGACTTCTCAAAGAGAATCCTGACCATCCTGGCAAACATGGAAGCATCGCTGGTAATCAGAAATGCTGAAGTTGACGCCTTCCTGAAGTCAACTGACATCACGGGTGACATTGACGCCATCA